AATAAGTCAAATACAAAAGCTGGACAAATGTTACAAGAAATATTAAACACACCTACGGCTGGCCAAAATCTTCAAAACACATCAACAATAGTAAATGATGCAAAGATGGCTGCAATGCAACCCGCTACTCCAATAGCACAAACAGCACAAGCTACACCACCGAAAAAACAATCAAATCCAACAGCCGCGGGTTCTACTCAAACAGCAGATGCATATAATTATGATATATTCCAATCAATGGTTGGTTCACAATATTCAGCAGCATAAATGAAAAACCCCGCTTTCGGCGGGGCTAAAAGATTTCAATTATCTTTTTTTATTCTGACTTAGCGAGTGATTTGAAATAATCAAGTTCGCCATCCTCATCAGAAGATAAATCAACATTTGAAGATGTTTTTGTAACTTCATCAATCAAATCTTCTGCTTTGGATTTAGGTGCGATACCTTCAAAACCAAGTGCTTTATCAAGACGCGCACGAAGTTGGTCATAAGATTTGAAATTGCTTGCATCAGAAAACTCTTTCAACGAATATTCTGATTTCCAAATCTTTTCCAATTCAGCATCGTCAGATTTCAATGCACCAGGATTATCAAATTCGCTTTTATCATAATTGCGATAACTTTCAACATTGCGAATCTTCAATTTGAAATTTGCACCATTCCACATATCAAATGGATTGATTGGTGTTTCATCAGCAAACTCAGGATTTGTTGCTTCGGTAAGTTTATCAAAGATTTTTTTACCGAACTTGAACAATTTTACTTGTCCTTCGTTTTCTCTATTTGCTGGATCAGAAACAACATAGATATTCGCAATATAATTCAACTTGCGTTTTTGTTTACGAACGATATCTTTATTTGCTTCAATACCAGAATTCCATAGTGTAGAATTGTGTTCACAGACTGGACATTTTGCACCATTCATTGTGGTCAAACAATTATCAATCAACCAACCACCAGGACCTTGAAAGCCATGTGAGAAAACACGTGCCCAAGGAAGTGCATCATCACCATCTTCTGCTGCTGCTGGAAGAAAGCGAATAATTGCCATTCCATTGCCTGCTTTATCTACTGTGGGTTGCCAAAACCGAGTATCTTCTTTTGAACCACCTTCTGATTGCTTTGACGATTCAATTGCTTTGGCTAGTTTTTCAAGGGAACTTGCATTGCGTTTGAGATTTGCGAAACTGCTCATAGTATTTCCTTTCGTATTAACGGTTTATTAACGGTATATAAATTTCTTATCCACAACATCATTATATCAGAGTATTTAGTCACTTTCAAGATACGATATCAGAATTTGTAGAGTATTGCCGATATCTTTATGATGTATTCCTATTCCACCTGCTTGATTGAAATTGTCAATGATTGAGTAAGTATCATCAATCAATATAACTTCAGGAATAGCATACATTGTTTTATATTTCTTACCAGGAACAATATTTGCACGATAATTGATATAGTGATCCTTCAACCATTGTTCTTTTTGGTCACGAACTTCATCATGTAATTGATGACCACCCGATGAGGAAAGAATTTCAATCTTTACCGGATACTGTTCAATCGTATCAAGTAATATTCTTGCACCCGGCATCCATTCTAATGTAAGAAATTGTTTTCTCGCAATAAAATCTGGCCAATTCGTTGTAAAATTTTTCTTTGGACGGTCGTTTTCAGAATCTTCGCCATACAATTCTTTATACCGTTTATCAAAATTACACAACACACCATCCATGTCCAAATACACTTTTTTAACTTTCATTTATAATATCCTTCAGTATTTTTTTATATTTTCCAATATCAATTTCCATAAACGGAGTATATTTTTCAATCTTTCTTTTGAATGTGGGCCAAAAAACTGTATCGTTTATTTTTTTGTTCCACATAGGAAAGAAATTCAATATCTTATTCAATACACACAAAGTCTCAAACGAAATATCTTTCTGTAATGCTTTCTTCAATAATTCTGGATACTGACCATCAACAACTTCAAGATATTTGTTTGGGTCTATTGAATTACCAAAAAGATTCTTACAATCATTTTTGAATGTATATGTCAAAGATTCATTTATCTTCTGGTGTAATTGATGATTGGTTTCTGCTTTTTCTTCCAACAAAGCACCCGACCAAACATCACCTTCTTCAATAAAATTATGTGCGATAAAATTCGTCATATCTTTTTTATTGACAAATTTTCTTGATAATTTATAGAAGAACCACTTATCTTTCCGATTCTCAAATGAAGTTACACTTATCTTAGATTTACCATTATATTTGAAGTAATCAAAATTTTCTGTCGTAAAATGTAACTTCAATGCTTGATATATTCCAAACGCTTCATAACCAGTTATCATATAGGCAACCGAGAAGATTTTCCTTTTAGTAAATTGAAGTCCATAGCAACACATCTAATCTTTGATTTTAGATTAGGATTTATAAGTGTTGCTGCGACTTCTATCTCAAGACCAGTAGTTTCACAATGATGAACGATTGCTTCAATATAATTATAATCTGTTTTTGTAACTATATCTTCAATCGCTTCTGCAAATTTGGCCATTTCATCTTTAGTTGGCATTATCTGTAACATCATTGAGAGATTTAGGTCCATTCAAAATTTCATCAGCAGAAAGATTAGATGTAGGATATGGTTCTTCAATATGATTCATTTCTAAAATACAATCTTGCACTTGAAAAGAACATCCTGCAAGAAAATCTTTGAAATTTTCAAGAATACCCGACAAATCATCGCGTTGAAATTCATGAGTAATTTTGATACCATCAGAATAATCAATATCAGCCAAATCTTCACAAATAAAAGTAAATTTCATTATTTTACCACCGTCTGATAAAGAGTTTCAAATTGGTCTTGAACGGCAACTTCTTCATCAAAGTTTTGCTTATGATAAACTTTGACCATGCGATTTACAAGACGTTTAGGTACTTCTAATTCTTCACTGATTTCTGCGACTGCTTCACGAACAAAATCTTTTTCCGATTTAGCACGTGTCATACTATCAGAACAGTCTTTGATAACTTTTAGTAGTTTTTGCCTATCTTCTGGATTAGACAAAATATTCACATCCAATTGTTTGATTGTCATAACGAAAAACTCCTTTTATTTTTTAGACAAAGTAACTGCGGGATTACTGGTTGAAGTATGTGTAATAGCAAAAGCAACACAAATCGTATCGTCAATTTTGGCATAAGAACAACGAACTGTCATTGGGTCAATACCTTTTTCAATAGCATTTTGAATATTGTTTGCCATCAATTCACGGTCACGAATATTATAATAGCAATAACCTATGATTGCGGATATCAATACCAACATTGAACAAATAACAATAGTTACATCAAGTTTGAGTAGTGATTTGCTTTCTTGTGTGTTAGTTTCTTCCATTTTTATACCTTTTTGTTGTAAAAAATATGTCTACCTATTTGTGTTAGCCTTATCATATTTGGCCAACGAGGATTTACATAATCAGCATGATAATACAAAGCACCTCTTGATGGGTCACTCATTTTATCAGAGTTTACATAAACATACGTTGCCAAATTTCTAATATCATTATACAACAGATTGCTACTATTTGTCAATGACTTATTAGTAGAAATTGCATGTGGTTTATCTTCGCACCACCAAGAAAATTGGCAAACATTATTGATTTTCTGTTTTACAACTTCACAAATCGTATTAGCAAATTGTCCACTATTTACTCTGTTCAATGTTACAAATGCTACAGCAATTTTACCTGAGTTAGGTTCATATGCTGATTCAAAATAAATATTTTCTGCTAAACATTCTACTTCTTTTTGTGCGTCACCTGCCAAATTATTGAATACGACTTTATATGGCAAATAATAAGATTTTGATTCTGCCATCATAAAACTAAAACTCAGTATTGTCGCTATAAAAAATATAGTTACAAAAATGCTCTTACGCATTATTTCTCCTTTTTGTTGAAGGAGAGAACCCGAAAGTTCTCTCCGATTACATCAAGCAGACTTCTTGCTTTTTACTTCTGGTGTAGTACCAATATTTGAAACAAACACATTTAGTGCTTGTGCTTTTGTTATTATTTCTGTTTCTGAAGGATAAGGTGGCAAAGCGGGATGGTCAGGTATCGCATTTCCATTGATTTTGGATGCTTCAACCTTTATTTGCCATTCAGTCACAATTTTTTCACGTTGGGTTTGATATTCTTGTTCCAACATGTCTTTCGCCATTTTTAGAAGGTCAAGGCGAATTTCAAAGGGTGTCATATTACTCATTTGTTTCTCCTGTGTGTGTGTTGATAAATGTCGGCTTATTGTGTATTGCCGACACTTCTATTTAGTCAATCCCAAAGCGCACAATAATATTTACCAAAAAGTCGTAGACCATTATCAATACGCTTTTGATGTTTTCGCATACCTTTCATGTCAATTTGAAAAGTATCTTTAGGACCTTTTTTCATTTCATAGAATTTTGGTTTACCTTTTTCGTTCAATTCACCTTTAGGTTCCCAAACAATATCATGTTCACCAGAATAATATTGTGATTCCCAATCAGTATCAGGATGCAATTGTTCAAAAGTCCAAATCATTTCATCAAGAATATAATCCCAACGCTTGAAATGATTGCCATCAGTATCGTAGTCGTGTTCTTTCTTAGGTGCTGATGTGCTACGCAATTCAACAGGCGCATCTTTATCATCTGTATTAGGCGCACCGTGTTTTGTGTCTTTCAATTGCTTCAACATAGGTAAAATAATCATCGCTAATGTTGAATTCATATTCCAAGTATCGTAATTGTCAATATGAATCTTTACTTTACGATTGCGCTTTTTTTCAAGCCAATTACAGAATTTAGTTAGTCTAGAATCTTTCCCATTTTTATCTTCAGATAACCACTTGCCGAAATTATGAACAACATCGGCAGTGCGAGGAAAACCCAAATCATCTTTTTGTTTTGGAATAAAGAATAAAATCTTTTCCGCAATTTGATACGGACCGAGCCATTCTTTGTAAGGACCAATATGTATTTTCATAATATAATATTTATAAAAAGGATGGTGGGTTTAAGGATAACCCACCGAAACCATATACTTATTTCTTAGCTTCTTCTTTTTTAGCTTCTTTCTTAGCTTCTGCTTTAGGTGCTTCTTTCTTTGCTTCATCTTTCTTAGGTGCATCAGCAGCAAAAACGGTTGAAGCAAACAACATTGCGAAAAGTGTGGTAACGAATTTCATGTGAATCTCCTTAGTTTGATAAAGTGGTAACTGATTCTGTTACTAGGACAGTTACCGAAACCCTAAGCAGTTTTTAGGCTGCTAATTTATAAACGCTTTCGTTTGCATTTATGAGTTTTGCTTGATTTACGGTCATCGCCTACCGTGCTGTCTGTTCCGCTACTCATTGCCCTGTCGAAACCGAGCATCCCCATCAAAAAGACTCTTAATAATCCAAAACATATAATTTACAAAAACTATTATGCCCCATATATAAACCCAATGCCAATTTTCAAACATAAAAGTCCTTATGGTGGAGATGGAGGGAATCGAACCCTCGTCCAGAACACCTTTTACTTCACTTCATACAGCAATTCTTTACTTAACCCAACATTGAGTGCAATTTTCACACTTTATGTTAAGTGACCTATAAAAATCTATAGGCTTTGGTTCATTTCCTGTTTTACTATCTAAACTTATATAATTACAACACTTATCTTTACAATTTTTACAATCTAAATCGCACCATGCCGGCACATAACAATTTGGACTTTTGCTTGGAAAACTTCTGCAACATTCCGGTCTAGTTTCGTAAATACTACATAATTCGTCTTTTGTTAAATATGGGCATCTCATTTTATGAGCATCCTGTGTGATTCTTTAGCGAATCCGGTATCTTTTGTGTTTTGTGTGATAATCATTCACACTTCAAAAAATGGTGATATTCCTTTACAGGTAGGATAGGTGATTAGCCTGCTTTCTCAGCCATGCTCATAGAATAATTGCTGATATATTTATTCAATCTTTCCAAATAGTCAAACTTCTTCTTTTCAAATACTTGCGGCACTTCTTCTTCAGTTGCTATAAGGACTATTATATCATCAATTTCTTTTCCTGTCAAGTCCAAAAACATTTCCGAATAAGCCGTGCATTGCATAAAGTAGTTCTCTATATAACGCTCGTCTTTGAATTTCGTTGACGATTTATAGTCAATAATTGATAATTTCCCTTTCCATTCAGCAATACAGTCAACGCGACCAGCAATTTTCAATCTATCACTATAAAGGGCTTGTTCTTGGCAATAAATGTTATTCAAATTTTCATCAAGTAATTTTTTTACTTGGCGAAACATCATCTTATCAAAAGGCATCATCATTTGACGCTGCAATTCGCCAAGATTTCCATTTACATAATCTTCACATAACTTGTGAAGTCTTGTTCCTCTTCGTGCTGCACGACCTGAAATTTTATTTGCTTCTTTCTCACCAACAGCATTTCTCCATTCCATAATAGCATCTTTATTATAAGATGATAATATCGTTGTTACAGATGGATACTTTTCTCCACTTGGTGTAATATATCTCCTACCAAATTCAGTAGTAATGGATTCTAAATCAAAATCCAATTCAGGAAGTTTTACAAAATTGAACATTACGAAGTCATTTTAGCGACATGTTTCTTTATGATATCGCGTGTCTTAGTTTCTTTGATTGTTTTAGTTTTATGTTTTTGTGCTAATGGACTTTGTGGATGTGCATCTGAAATCTTAGACAGAACATCTTTGAAACCTGATGGAACTTTTGCGCCACTATTTACACCAGAAACAATATTTACTTCTGTGATAATTTGCTCAATATTTGGATTTTCTTCAATATATTTTTCTTTTGCTGAAATACCCATGAACGATTCAAATTGTTTACCTGTTTCTTTATTACGAAATACATATGTTGGCATTACAAATTCCTTATGTCGGATACCAATCAGGCTTACTACGATTTTTCCAGTTTGCCAGATGTGTCTTATTCATTATATAGTAATTCCTGTATGAAGCGATTGAATTACCTGAAACTTTACATTCATCAGGCATCGCAGGTGTCGGTTCAGTAAAATCTTTATCAGCAAGATTTTTAGGAATGTTATTTTTCAATGCTTGCATCAAACCAGAAGATTCTACTTTGTGAATTTTACCATACCGATAAGTATATTCACCACACAACGATTCAAGCATTTCAGCAAGCCACATATAATTCTTTATAGACTGACGTACCCAAATAGCTGAAGGATGGTTGATATGAGTGGCACGGTAAAACAAATCATTATTACTATCAGAGAGAAGATAGTAAATTCGTTTTCTGCCAGTTGTTGGTTTAACGACAACAGTGGGAGTACCGTCAAGAAACCGATGAGCAGTAGAAAGCAATTGAGCATATTCAAGTATCATTTTCACGGTGTGCTTATCGTTATGATATTCAGCACATTTTCGTGTATCTTTATGTAAGTAAAAAAATATTCATTTTTCAAAAATAGATGACCAAGTTTTTAGTTTTTTCAGTTTTTCGTGAGTAGCTTTCTCTATATTATCGCAGTTTACATACCCTTTGTCAATAAGTAAACCAATCATACAGATTAGGTCACCCAATTCTTCCTCAAGACGTTCTTTATTGTTTTGAGAAAGATTTGGATGACTTGAATCCCAACCAAACCGAAAGATTTTAGAAATAACTTGCGTTACTTCTGCACATTCTTCTTGTGTAATTGAAAGTAATTCTTTTTCAACTTTTCTCATTTGCTTTCGTCAACATCATATCCAGATATTGATTGATAAGTTTATTTTGAATCATTTCTGGAATTGAAAGAAACGGCCACTCCAATTCAAACGGACAATTGACGCGCCATTTGTTTTGTTTTAGAAAAAAATCATATTCTTTCAAATCTTCCATATTTGAAGAATCAAATTTCCTCTTGGGCCATTGATACCGACTTACAAGAAAAGTTTCGGAACTAATTTCAGTTTTAGACATTTTGATTATCAGTAATTTCGGTTACTTCAAGTTGCTCTTGCACTTTTTCTTTCTTTTGTTTCACAGGTTTAGCATTCAAATCTGCCAATTTAGTAACTTGGTCAGTTTTGGTTGTAGTGGACGGATGTCTAGTTTCAAACAATGCCTTAACTTCATTCGCATTGACAAGTTGATAGCTAAGAACATTACGACCTTTTTTAGCAGTTTTGATTACGCCTTTATAATCGTATTTGATACCGAGCATATAAGCCGAAATACGATACATTTCAATTTCTTTACCCAAAACATCAGCAATCTCTTTGACTGCCACAGGTTTGCCAGAAAGCATTTGAATAAGAATTTTTTCGTGTTGTTTGAGTGCACCAGTTTTGATACGAGCCATAATATTTCCTTTATTTAGAGTTGAACACAATTTATTATAACAGTTTTGAAGCCATTTGTCAAGTGTTATCGTCGCATATTTGCTTGATCCTTTGCTTCTTCGTCGGTAAAAATAGGCACGGCATTACTTTTATGAAGTGTGCCAATACCCTTCATCTTATCTCCAGTATAAAACAGAGGCGCTTTCTTAGCAGTATCATTATGACCTGTATCAATTGACGGATACGCTTTAGGATCGCGTCCAGGTTCAATCCAACGAGTTTTAGTGACCAATTTGTTAGTAAGCACTGACTTTTTTGTAGCAAAAGGACTCACTTGATGTTTTTTGAGAATATCTTGCCAAGACGCAGCAAGTGCGCGTTTTTTAGCATTAGGTTTGCGTTTCTTAGATTTGGGAGTATTAGTATAGATAATCATGAATTCACCTTTTTCATAACGGCAGTAATATGTTTACATTTTGCATGATATTTGTAGCCAATACAAGTGCATGAAAAATGTTTACTGTTTTGCGTCACGATATATTCACCGTGTCCGCCTTTTACTTTGAATTTACGAACAGGTACTTTGAAACCCTTGATAATTTTTATATCAGAAACACGCTGTATGGGTATAACTGATACAGGATAATTGGGATTTCCTGTTTCAATAGTAAATGAATCCGCTGATACCCAACGTTCATTATTGACAATACGACCCTTATAGGACTTATATTCATATTCATCCTTTGAGTAATAATATATGTTCCGATATTTCGTTGTTACTTCAACGACAGAACCAACACTAGGAATATTCATCATGGAAACATTATAACACTATTGTTTCCGTTTGTCAAGTGCTTTTTTTCTCAATGAAATCAAGCACTTACATCATGATTTATTCCTGTAATAGTTGCTGTTGAGGATTCTGACGCATATCTTCCTCAAATTCGGACAATTTTAGTCTATTCAATTCGTTTTGGAGTTCTTGCTTTTCATCACCCGCCAAAGCAATTTTTCTTTCCAATTCACGAATCTGTTTTTGTAATACTTCTTTATAGGACATAATCTTCTTTTTCTTGTTTCATCATTCGCCACATTGCTTTATCGTGATGTTTCTTTTGCTCATTTTTTTCATTTGTATCATCACGATTTTTGCGAAACTTAGTCTTTGTTGGCTTTTGACATTTCTTACTGGTAAACATGGTGTTACATTACTCTCCTTTAGTATGCCATTTATAGGCAGTTGACAAAATTGAAGCAATATCATGCTTCGGTGCATATCGTAAAATCTTTCTGGCAAGATAAGTGTCTGCAACCAAACTATCAGCATCACCTTGCCTTCTTGGTTTTACGGTATATTCTATTTTTTTACCTGTTATTTTTTCCAATTCTTTGAGCATTTCAAGAATTGAATGTCCTTTGCCTGTTCCTAAATTCAATGTAACGGACGCATTTTTATTATACAAATGATTTGCAGCAGTAACATGTGCTTCAGCAACATCCG